CGAGAAAGTATGGTTCGTAGGAAGGTTTCGATACTACATCCCCGATATAGGGTCTTCGGAGTGGACTAAGCGTGCTACTAGAGCTCTTTATGGCGTTAATGTAACGCCTGAGGTTCTCTGGAATGCACTCCCTTGGTCCTGGTTAATCGACTGGTTTACGAACCTAGGAGACATAGTCTCTAATGCTTCGTCTAACGCAGTTGATAACCTAACTGCAGACTATGCCTACATCATGCGTGAGTTTAAAAGCTCTACGGAATGGGTAGGTACAGGCTGGTGCGGGACTAACAGTACTTGGAAGTCCAACGCATCTAGCGCATCTTTAACGGTTGAAACATCATCTCAATCGTTTAAAAGTCGCTCTGCAGCGTCTCCGTTTGGTTTCGGTACTACTTTTGAAGGGTTGACACCCTATCAATTGAGTATCGCCGCTGCCCTCGGCATCAGCCGTTGGGCTTAACATCCAACTTTCGGAGCCCAGTATGTTTGCTGATCCTCAATCTGTCACTATCGCTTCTGTTGCAAATTCCCTCCCTTCGGTGGGACGCAACACGGACTATTCCATTTACAAGAAGGACGATGACTCGTTAAAGCTGACTATCAGCCATCAATACGGAAAGCGGAAGCGGTTCACCGTGCGTCTTGACGCACAAAAGGTGGCCGCCGACCCTCTTTCCTCGGCGAATAATCAACTCTATTCGAGCTCGGCCTATCTTGTTATGGATTGTCCGCTTGTCGGATACTCCAATTCAGAGATTCGGGACATTGCGTCCGCGCTCTCTGCTTGGTGCACCTCCGCGAACCTTCTTAAGGTTCTCGGTGGTGAGACCTACGGCTCCCTTCTATGAAGGAAGACTTGGTGTCTATCGACATGTTTTTAACCATCTTCGGTGCCTCTATACAAGAGGTCATCGAGATGATTAAAAAAACGATAGCGGCGTTTGGGGTACTACTTATGTAGTATCAGCAAACCCTGGACCGACTACCCCTGTAGGAGGAGTCGTGAAAAGCCTTGTATGGCTCGCGGAAG